CCAGCCGATGGAAACTCACCGTAGACCTCAACCCTAGCCTGCGACGAATCTTCGCCATACTCCGCAATGATCTGCTCATATACCGCCTTGTCCGTATCTTCAACCGTTCTGGAGTCGATATTCTTTGTGTTCCAAAAGTTGCGTTTGGCGTAGAAACACTCGTAAAAGTAGCCCTGATTACGCCGTGGGTTACTAAACGCAAACCAATACCTATCCAGAATCGGCTCAGTAAAGAAGCCCGCACCCACTGACCAGATAGCGTCCGGTATACCAGAAGCCTCATCAAAGATCAGCATCATGCCGTCGTGGTTGTGGACACCGGCGTAGCTGTCTGGGTTTTCCTCAGACCAGAGCTTACCTTCCGCCGCCCAGTAACGCGTACCCTTCTTCAAGTCCCGCTCGACCAGTTCGGTCAGCCACTTAGCGGGCACCAGCTTAGTCGCCGAGATTTCCCACCAGTGATTGTTGATGATCATGGCTTGCCACTTGGTCAACTCACCCCAAGTCACCGACCGGAGCTGCGCTTCACTGTTGGCGCTGACGATTACCGACGAGCCAATCCTGGTCGTTAGCATCCACATGATCAGCCAACTCACTAGCGCCGACTTACCGATTCCTCGGCCTGAAGCGATGGCTGTGCGCAGGGCTTGCATGTCCACTTGCCCACGGTTGGCCTTGATGTGCGCCGCGATGTCGCGTAGCGTCTTGCGTTGCCAAGTGCGCGGGCCTTTGAACTTAGCCAATGGCGTGTTGGGCTGCCCCCACGGGAAAGCGAACAGCACAAACGCTTCGGGGTCATCCGCAATCTGCGGTGACCATAACTGCGCCATGAGCGTCTGTTCTTCGTCGTACTTATAGATCGGCTGTTGCGCCATTAGTAAGCTGTCCAGTTACGAATTGCGTTTTGCGCTTTAATTAGCGCGTTTTTAGGTGCATCCGCAAACGCCCCTTCGTATCCCAAAGCGTTTTTAATTGTTGCTAACAGTAGCGGATCATTTCCGTTGGGTATTGAGTCATCCAACGGGCGGGCTTCCGGCGGCGCGTTTTTGGCGTAACGTGCGGACATTTCCGCCCAAGCGTCGCGCATTGCTTTGTTTTTTGGGTGCGCAAGCATTTGCTCCATTTCCGACACTTTACGTGCGTGATTGGATGCGTCAGCCATTCCCCCCATACCTTTACCTTTGCCGTTCCACCGTTCAATAGCTAAATTTTCCCCATATTGCGCCGCTTTGGCTGCCATCATTGCGTGCATTAACCTAGACCCTCGAAGATCTCGGTCGTAATCTGTTTGGCCCGCAAAGGGCATATTGTTAATTTCTTCTAGTGTGGGAGGCAATCCAGCTTTAGTAAGTATTTCTCGGTATTTTGGTGTATCGGGATACCCCCACGAATTAACGCCTGTGGCGGCTTCGGTCATTAGCGTAGGCAGCATTTTTGCCGCTAATGATTTAGACATTAAACCCGATTTAATTGCTTCTTGGTTAGCTTGCGCTAAGGCTTCAATTTGTTGCATAGATAAGTCTAACTCTGGCGCCAAATTGCGGTCGACATACCGTTGCGATGGATAGTACGGCACCACCCCGCCGTGGTTATCCGCCCAACTTGTGTCGCGGGTGTTTAAAAAATGGCTAAGCGCGTTAACTGGCGTGGGTGCGAGTGCGTTCTTTGGCATGTTCTAACCTGTCAGGTGTCTGTTCTGTAATAAGCCCGTCGATGACGCGGTCTTGCGCTTGCTGTAGCGCCTGCGTGATGCTGATCTTCTGATACACATCCACGCTAATCTCTTGTCGTGCCGTCCAGCCGTGGACGTGTTGCAGCACCGCCAACGCCGACTTAGCGTCGCCATTCCTAGCCGCCTCTCTTAAGTGGCCAGCCATTTCCATCTCAGAATCCGCTTTGCCCTTTAGCGCAGCCATTTCGGCCACTGGGTCGAGTTGACACAGTTGCCGGTACTCTTGGGGCAGCATGCCCGCTGCTAACGCCAGTGCGTCGCCTTTGAGTCCAAGCGCGGCAGCGTCATAGATCGCCTGTAAGCGTGCCTCAGTGGCTTCAATCTTACGAGCGGTGAACGGTATAGATTGGAAGGTCATAGCCGTATATTAGCAAACAAAAAAATTTTTTGACGTGTTAGCTGTAAAAAATAAAAAAAATTTCTTGTGGAACCATCGTAACCGACACCGGCCGAGCCAAGGCCCTCCCACCCCCCAGCCACGTGAGCGAGCACTCACTTCTAAAAGCCCAGGTTAGTGAGCACTCACTTCAAAAGTTAGCGGAATGGCATCATAGCCACAGGCTATCAGCCAGGCGTGGAACATAGTACACATATGTTCCACGAAAACATATTTCCTGTAGGGTTATTGTAGGCGGTTTAGACTGCCGACAAAAATCGCTAGCCTAAAATAATAACCCTATAGTTTGTAGGCTTACGTGAAACTTACAAACCATTGTTCCACGAAAATATATTTCCTGTAGGGTTATTGTGGACAATGTGGACAATCTGGCGCGGATTTTCAATTTGCAGCCAGAAAATGCGTTACTTTTTTGTTATGTGGGTCAATTTGTGGACAATTTAGCTTTTAAATTGTCCACAAATAAGTTCTTGATTTATAAGGGAAAAAAGGCATTTTTTCAATTTGTGGACAATTTAGACCCCAAGTTAAAATCGCTGCCGTAACGTACACATCGGCATGCGCGCTGCCAATATACAATCTGTTATCTAATATATAACATTTATTTTTCTATAGGGTCAGTAATCAAATTGTCCACATTGTCCACAAATTGCCAAAAGCCTTGATGTGCCTACGTTTTCGCGTGGGTCATTCACCCCGTTTTCATTGTCCACAAAGTGTCCACAAATAGTCCACAAATAAATGCAAAACAATCCTTGACACCCAGGCAAGCGTGTCACATAATGTTTTGCATGGACACGGCAATAAAGCCGCGCCACTTCGGAGAAAAGAAAATGTTTTATGTTACTGCGATATATCAGAACGGCGAAATAGGATACGGCGAAGGTGAAGGCCTTGATTATGCGGTTGAAGATTGCGCCGCATCGATACCCGCGATTTTTGAAGGTGAAAAAATCACGTTGTCAATTCTTACGAACTACGGCGAAACCCGCAAAATTGATGTCCGCGTTTTTCTGGACATTGACGGAAATCCGCAAGTAACTGCTCGTTAACTAAAACGGAACCGGCCGCGAAAGCGGCCGCGCAAAAGAAAATGAAAACATACCGCGATTATTCCCACGTACCAGAGGACGCCCGATATTTAGGTAGCGAGGATGGGGACGGCACTATGTCTGAATCCCTCGCCGATGCAATTGATGACGCGCTTGCGCCGATTAAATTGATTGAAGATGGAATTGCTCATTATTTTGACGAGGCTATCGAATGCTAAAAATCCTATCTTATTCATTAATCGCTGTCGCGCTGATCGGCGCGCAGCAAGGATGCATTAACGTCACCGAAGCTTTGGCCGCTATTACCTTGGCGGTTTTCGGAATCATTTTCTCTTGGGAGTTTTGACCATGCGCTTAATCAATACGACAAATTATGAGGGTTTTCAATGCAAGGCGGTTATATCGCCTAGCGGCTTTGAGATTACAGAGCCGGATGTCTCCGAATGCGGTCGATTTGCCGTTGACCCGATGGAATACTACGGCCTGACTGTTGAAGAAACCGCCTTTTTGCGCCAACAAGCCGAAATTTTGGCGCGATTGCACGAATTGTACGATTCGCTGCCGAATGATGACCACGCACGCAATTTTGACGGATGGAATGAAATTATTGAACTAGAGGAAAACTTAAAATGAAAATGACACTTACCAAACCAATATTCCGTGATGAATTCCGCCGTGCAGGCCGTGCAGATCAATTTTCATATGATGCGCTCGGATTGCTTTTCGATTATTTTGAAGACTGTGACCCAGATATGGAAATAGATGTAATCGAAATTTGCTGCGAATTCGCAGAAGACACAATAGAAAATATTGCTGAATTTTACGATTTTGACGTTGAAAGCGTAGCGGAGGAATTAGCGAATGCAACTTCGGTAGTGGGCACTACAACAACAGGCACAATCGTTTACCAACAATTCTAAGGGACTTACCATGCAAACTGTAAACATTGACGGCACTACCTATAAAGTGAAACCCGACCGCGATATATTGGCTTTGCAGAAACTGGCGCGGAAATCATATAGACAAGCGAAACCAAAAGACTTGCGCAAATTTCCGGTTTATATCGAGCAAACCACGGCGGAATACCTTTGGCAATTTGAGCATCGGAATTTTTTAATCCATGCGCAATACGACAATCTGAACAATACCGGAACCGCGCAATACGATTCGACAATTCCCTTAATGGAGGTATTAAATGAAAACGAGTGAATTAACGGGCGCCGCCCTTGACCTTGCGGTAGCAAAAGTTGAAGGACAGCAAGTCACAAGCGACGGCATTTCATTACTTATACCCGCACCGCAAGGCTTATTAAGACAATTGCCTAGTTATTCGACAGATTGGGCACAAGGGGGCGCGATTATTGAACGCGAGCACATAGCGATACAACCTAGTGAAAATGATGGCGTATGGATAGCAACACAAGGTTGGGACGTATGCCTCGGATCAACACCACTAGTCGCAGCAATGCGCTGCTACGTGGCACGCAAATTAGGTGGTGAAGTCGAGATACCGGAGGCCTTAAATGAAACGATTTGATTATTATTTTGACGGTGGCACGCTAGTTTGTTGGCTCGAATACGAGCGTCCAGACCCAGAGGTAAATTATCAAGGCGGCGCGTTTCTGCAATCCGCCCTAGCGGAGGGCGTTGACGTTCTAGAGCTATTGGATGCCAAGGTAATCAAAACGATTGAACATGATGCGTATGACGCGTTTTGGGAAGATGAACGCGAAGATAGGGAAGAAAGGCGGAGCCGATGGCCATCATTGCATTACTACTAGCAGCCATGCTAGCCATTGTGCTAGGATTATGACACTTCTCTCCGAAGACTTTTGCCCCCGCCCTTGAGCGGGGGTTTTTTTATTTCACAAGCCTGACCGCCGATGCTACTGGCTCCGTTTCTACCATACGGCGCAAATCTGACCGCGACACGTCCCGCAAATCTGGCGCGCAAAAAATATGTTTCTTCGTATCATGTTCCCGCGATTTGATCCGCCCACAATCAATCCAACCGGCCTCTTTAAACGCGTGCAGAAGCGCCGCTTGCGGTATACGCGTACCAGAGGGCGCGCCGCCCGATAAGCGGTCGCAGAGGGCGTAGA